AGGACGGGTGCCGTGGGGCGAAAGAATACGGAGTTTGTTAATTGCCGACGATGGCTACGAGATTTTAGGAGCTGACTTATCTTCACCAGAAGATCGGTGCAAACACCACTTTCAAATGCCTTATGACCCTGCCTACGTCGAAGCACAGATGGCTGACGATTACGATCCTCACCTAATGATCTGTGAAGTAGCAGGGCTGTTGACTAGAGAGCAAGTGGCTGGTCACAAAGACGGTACACAGAACCACGGCAAGACTCGGCACAAGGGTAAAGGCACTAACTATTCGTGTCAGTACGGTGCGGGTGCTAAAACAGTGGCACTGGCAGCTGGGGTAGATGAAGTAACCGGTGGTCGTTTGAAGGATGCCTATTGGGACTTGAATTGGTCCATTACAGAGGTGGCTAAGAACACCATCACCAAAATAGTAGACGGTCAGTTGTGGCAATACAACCCGATCAGCTGCTTTTGGTATTCGCTTCGTGCAGAGAAAGATCGCTTCTCAACTTTATGCCAAGGCACCGGTGCTTACATATTTGATATGTGGATACAGGAAGTCATAGCAGTAGTTGAACGTAAGGCAGGGCGTGAGCCTCACTTACTGGGCCAGTTCCACGACGAGATGATTCTCATGGTGAGGAAGGGCAAGCGAGATGCATGGAATTCAATCATGGCCGAAGCAATGGTCAACCTCAACGAACTGTTGGGTATGAACCGTGACATGGCCTCCGATGTTCAATACGGAGATAACTACAGCCAAATACACTAGGAGCAACCTATGGTTTCAGTCAATTCTTATTTCAGCGGTGCAGGGCTAATGGATGCAGGACTCCAACAAGCCGGCATCAATATCAATGCAGCCTACGAGTTAGATAAGGATGCCTGTAAAACCTATGCACATAACTTTGGTGACCACATCAAACACTGTGACATATCCGAGCAACTGGTAATGGAACAAGATAGCTGTGATGGCATGGTATTCACATACCCGTGTACGAAGTATTCAACCATCGCTGACATCTCCAAAACCCGAAGTGGTGATGAACTGTTCTTACACGCGCTGCGCCACTTGGCCATTGCAAGTCCTGATTTCTACGTTGTAGAGAACGTGCCAGGTATGCGTGCATTCCCTGTTGTGATGGAAGCAATGACTCAGCTCCCAAGCTACTACATCACTGTGTTTTGTCCTGTCCGGACAGAGCATTGGTTACCACAACGCAGAAACAGGCTAATAATAATTGGAACCAAGCGGCCTTTCTCAGTACGACAACCTGATATCAAGCACCTCGTTAAGTTGTCAGACATCATTGAGAAAGACCCTGATGTGACATTACCCAGTGCTATAAAAGCACGTATGCAAGGCCAGTACCGTGACCTACCTATTATCTCCAACCCTGAAAAGGGTGACATAGCACCGTGCTGTGTTGCGCACTACGCAAAAGATAAAAGCACACGGCTACTGGCAGATAAACGCTTTCCAATGGGTGTACGGCCTTACTCTGTTAGAGAGTATGCCCGACTACAAGGCCTACCCGACTCCTTTGAGTTTCCCGTCAGTGACACTTCAGCGTACCGGCAAATTGGTAACGGCGTAAGTGTGCCTGTGGGTAAGTGGATAGGTGATGAGATGACCCGTTATATGAATCAACAACAACACTAATTAGAGGAATCTATTATGAATACCATGAGCATTTCTAAAGGCAGTAAATTTAGCGCTGAGAAACCTGTACTCGTCTTAAAAGACGTTTACTTAAACTACATGCAACACGCTGAAGGCGGCGTGCCCAAGTACAAAACCAAGGGTGATACTTTGCTTGATCGCGAGTACCCCGTGCAAGTCTTGGTTAACAAGAAGATTTGTAAAGCCATCAAGTCACTGCACAAGAAGTTGTCTGTGAAAGAATACACTGCCGAAGAGTATGAGGAAACTTTCCAAGTCGCGCCGCCGTTCGTGGCTGAAGATTACTACGTCATTCGCTTAGGCAATAACGCTGGCTACAAAGATAAGAAAACCGGTGAGATTAAATCACTGACCCCACCAAAGGTCGTCAACAAATTGCGTGAAGACTTGAGTGAAGTGTTGATTGGTAATGGCTCCTTAGCCGTTATTGGTTTGAACATCACCCAGTACAACCACCCGGAGCACGGTGTGGGTACTTCCCTTAACCTGGGACAAGTGATGGTCAAGGAGTTGATCGAGTACATTGCCAAGGATGCAAACCCTGATGATGACGATGACTTTGACTTTGATGAAGATGATCTGGATTCAGACAACCTCGAAGAGTTTGCAGAAGAGGGTGCCAAGCCTGACGTACCGCAAGTTGAAGAGTCAGACGATGACGATGAAGACGGTCTTCTGTAGTGAGATTTGTTTGCCCTGATTGTAGGACAGGAGGAGGTGGGGATATTTCCTTCCTTCCTCTTTGCCATAGATGTGCCTACGCAGTACTTATGTTACCTGCCAATAACGACACAATACTGTGGGATAAAGTGGGTAACTACAGGGCAAACCCCGTCTTGCCACACTTAGTACCAAGGAGTAATAATGAAAAAGACTATTTACCCAAAGCCAACGATAGGCTTGTGTGACGGTGACTTGTTAATCTTTTCAATTTGCGCAGCAGCAGAGTATGACAAAGAAGAGGAACAGCTCACCCAAGGGTTGTTTACCTCTATTTGTAAATCTATTGATAGCAAATTGACAGGGCTTATCAGTCACTTAAACCTAAGCGAAATGCGTGTCTTCTTATCGTCAAATAACAACTTCAGACACACACTCATGCCAGAGTATAAAGCCAACCGTGCCGATGTATGGCGACCCCACTTCCTATCCGATGCCAAAGAGTATGCGGTGCAGTGGTGGGACGCCGAGATGCAAGAGGGTTTGGAAGCCGATGACTTAATGGCTTATTACCAACACGACTTTGATACCGTCATTATCACTATCGACAAAGACTTACTCCAAGTGCAGGGCCATCACTACCGGTGGGAAACTGTGCATTCGGGTGAAAAGTATTTGGTTGTTGATGGCTATGGCTTCCTTGAAGTTATCGAAAAGCTCGATGCTAAAGGCAAAGTTAAATCGAGAGAGGTGAAAGGCCACGGCCCCAAATTCTTCTTGTGGCAATGCCTAACCGGTGATCCTACCGATGGCATTATGGGCTGCGGTGAAGTCATTAATGCCGTATACAAGTCAGGCAAAAAGGCAGGCGAGGCTTACACTAAACGTAAAGGTGTTGGCGCACTGGCAGCGTTTGGCCTACTTGAGCTAACGACAAATTACGAAGACGGTTTGGCCATTGTTAAAGCCCAGTACGCTGCAATCTTTGCAGACGATGCTGATAGTGAGCTTAACAAGCAAGGTGGTTGTCTGTGGATGGCCATAGAAATGGTAGGAAAAGAGTTCAGCTTCCCAGTCATGTGGAGCTGTAATGATGAACGCCATGCCTACCACCCGTCACGAAAAGAAGTACTGCAACTAAGAGGATAAATATGTACGGCTACTGCAAAGACGAAGCTGCCTTCACGGGGTGGCTCCGGTCTGCGCTGCGTAGGGTATGGACTAAACACCCAGCCAAACTTCAACTCATTCAAGATTTACGCTTCCAAAAACGATTGGGCAACCGAAAGGTGTACCACGTTAATTGTGTCAAGTGTGGTGAAGCCACAAAGCTAAAAGACTTGGAAATTAATCATCTCAACACAGTCACGCAAGGCGGTTTGTCCAAAGATACTTTTGGCGACTATGCCCTGCGTTTGCTGTGGGTGACGGTTGACGAGTTAGAACCTGTTTGTCGAACGTGTCATAGCACCATTACCTATTCAGAGAGATACGGGGTCAACATTGAAGAAGCGAAAATCCAAAAGCAAGCTATCGAGTTCTGCAAGAACAAGGCAGGCAAGCAGAAACAAATGTTGGAAGACTTTGGCTACAAACCTGAAGCCAGCGCACTGAAGAGAAGAGAGCAGTTCGCAAATCATTTAAGGAGAATACCATGCCAATAAAAGAGTTAATTGATGGGACAAAATACACAAAAGCCACTTACTACAACGATGAACCACTTACCGGAGAATGGGAGCTGTACGTCAAACTGGATGGGGTTCGAGCCCTTCGATTGGCTGATGGTTCTGTTGTCTCTCGTAATAGTAAGCCACTACATAATTTAGATTCACTGGCATTTACCGATGCAGAAATCTTCAAAGATTCGTGGAACGAAAGTGTTTCACTGGTGCGTACCGAAAGCTACAAATACATCGGCCAAGAGAGTGTATACCAACTTGATCCACCCGATCCGCGGTTGGTACTGGGCCTGTCTATTGCACCCACAGCCGAGTACTTAAATAACCTCATGGAAGAAATGTTAGAGGGTGGCCACGAAGGTTTAATTATTCGCAAAGGCAAGAAGTGGATGAAAGTTGTACCTGAGTTGCAAGCCGATGTTCGTATCACCGGCTACAAAGAGGGTACTGGAAAGTTTGCAGGCAGCTTAGGCTCGCTTCAAACAGCACACGGCAGTGTAGGCAGTGGCTTGGATGACAAGTTGCGAGCCGATTACTGGGACGTTAAAGAATCGCTGATAGGTAAAATTATCCAAGTTGGATACAGAGAGCTTACAGCAGCAGGCAAGTTACGTTTCCCGGCATTCAAGTGTATGCGGTGGGACAAAGATGAGGAGTCAATATGACGGTAGTGGTAATAGCAGATGCTCAAGTACAGCCTGGGCATGATGTAAGTCACATAGCAGCAGCAGGTCGCTTGATCGCTAAAGAGCAGCCCGAAACTATAGTGATCATTGGTGATTGGTGGGACTTTCCTTCCATATCATTTTGGGATAAAGGCAAGTTGTTAGGGGAGGGTACACGCCTTCGCAACGACATAAACGCTGGCTGGGATGCACTCGCTGTATTCTTCGCACCACTGATGGCCCTTAACCAACACCAGCGCGATAACAAGAAGAAGATCTACAAGCCAAGAGTCATATTTACCGAAGGCAACCACGAAGATCGACTGTACCGTTACATGCGGGACAACCCTTCAATGGAAGGTATGTGGGATTTACAAGGGCCAATGGAAGCACTGGGCATTGAGTATTACAAGTTCCAAGTGCCAGTAGAAATTGATGGCATTTTGTATTGTCACTATTTCGCTAACCCAATGAGCGGCAAGCCTTGGGGCGGCATGATTATGAATAAGCTATCAAAAGTAGGCAGGAGCTTTGTTGCAGGTCATGCACAAATACTTGAGTACGGCGAGCGCTACTTACCTACCGGTGAGTTTCAGTTTGGCTGTGTAGCCGGTGCATTCTACCAACACGACGAAGAGTACAAGGGGCCAGTAGGCAACCACCACTTCCGAGGAATACTCAAGATCCATCCCGCCGGCGAGCGGTTCGATGTAGAACCTATTTGCATTGAACGACTGATGGCCATGTACCCAGAAGCTGCGTTTATCGAAGCGTTGGAAGAAAACGCAGTAGTACACTAAACCCACACGGGCGTTAGCGCCCATTACGGAGAGCATTATGCAATTTGAACGTCCGTTAGCAGAAATAAACACAGTAGAAGAGAAAGCAATGCGCTTTAACGAGGGCAAAGTGCAGCTAAGTTACATGATGGATGCCGATGTAGCGATGAAAGGTATGTGCAAGGTGATGACCTTTGGTGCAGAGAAATATGCCCGGGGCAATTGGAAGAATGCTATGGACATCCAAGAGGTGATGGATTCATTGCTTAGGCACATGATGGCGTATAACAACGGTGAAGTTCTTGACCCAGAATCAGGGCTACCTCACATTGATCACATTATGTGCAATGCCGTATTCCTAGCCACCCACGGTGTACGCATATGATCAGTGCAAGAATAGTTGCTGACAGTGAATCTGAAGGGCATGGGCGAATCACTACATTTGAGTTGGAATACCCACGCTACATCCATGCAGAAGTTATGACGCACCGTGTATTTTCCCGCAATGCTGCCAGCTCTAGGGCCATCCCTATTAAGCGGCTAATTGAGCAAGTGGAAAACAACACAGTTATGCCTATATGGACGCAAAACCAAGCGGGTATGCAAGGGAGTCGCATCACCAATGGGAACAAGCTTGTCGAGTTAGATTGGCATTGGGCGAAGGCAGCTAAGAGTGCTATTGAACACGCCACCCAACTACAAGAGGCCGGCGCGCACAAGCAAAACGTCAACCGGCTATTGGAGCCTTTCCAGCACATCAAGGTGGTACTGACAGCTACCGAGTTTAGTAACTTCTTTAACTTACGTGTTCATGAAGATGCACAGCCAGAGATTTACGAGCTGGCCAAAGAGATGCAGCGCTTGCATATACTTAGCACACCGAAACGCTTATATGACGGTGGTTGGCACTTACCGTATGCGCCGGCTGTTAGCAATTTATATACCCTAGAAGACTGCAAAGCCATAAGCGCCTCTTGCTGTGCACAGGTTAGCTACCGAAAGTCAGATGACACACTGGAAAAAGCCCAGGATATCTATAGTCGATTAGTCGATTCAGAAGTGCTACATGCCAGCCCCTTCGAGCATCAAGCAACACCGTCTTATGCAAACAACAGAAACTTTAATGGCTGGGATCAGCTACGCCACCTAATTGAGGAAAACCACACTACATGACAATACACACACCCAGTACACGCGCGGAAATTATCACAAGACGAACATATAACAGACCATTGAATGACGAAGGCACCATCTTTGAAACGTGGAAGCAAACTGTAGAGCGTGTTATTGGACACCAGCAGTGGTTATGGGAACGCGCCCAAGATCGCCGATTGGACGGTGACCAGTGGGACGAGTTGAAAGAATTAAAGACGCTCATGCTAGAGCGCAAGTTGTCTACCTCTGGCCGCACATTGTGGCTAGGCGGTACAGACATTGCCAAAACCCGTGAAGCCAGCCAGTTTAACTGTAGTTTCTTGCGCATTGAGACAGCCTACGATGTAGTTGATACGTTATGGCTATTGATGCAGGGCTGTGGTGTCGGTTTCAGCCCCGTTATAGGCACACTTAATGGCTTCGCCAAGCCTATCCCTACCATCTCTGTAAAACGCTCTGTGCGTACCGAGAAAGGTGGCTTAGAAACCAATGAAGAAAGCTTCATTGATGGCGTGTGGACAATCAAAGTAGGCGACAGCGCAGAAGCATGGGCAAAATCAGTCGGCAAGTTAATGGCCGGTAAATATAACGCAGAGGAATTAGTGTTCGACTTTTCGGAGATTCGCCCTGCTGGACAAAGGCTAAAAGGTTATGGGTGGATTTCTAGTGGCGATGAAGCAATCGCGAAAGCGTTTAAACGTATTGCTTCTATCCTCAATAAGCGTGCTGGCAGCTTGCTTAGCCGCATTGACATTATGGATGTTACTAATTGGCTTGGTACAATTCTTAGTTCACGGCGCTCTGCCCAAATTGCACTCTTTTCTATAGACGAACCAGAGTGGCAGGAGTTTGCCATTGCCAAGAAAGATTGGTGGCTTACGGGTAACGAGCAACGTGTCCAGTCCAACAACTCATTAGGCTTTAATAACAAACCAACCCGTGAAGACTTGGTAAAACTCTTCGACATGATGATGGATGCCGGTGGCAGTGAGCCCGGATTTATTAACCAGCAAGCAGCAAGAGAGCGAGCGCCGTGGTTTTACGGTTGTAACCCTTGTGTAGAAATACTGCTGGGAAATAAATCATTCTGTAACTTAATGGAGTTGGACATTGCAAAGTATAAAGGAGACACCGCAGGACTCGAACGCGCACTATATCTCTCAGCTAGAGCGAACTACCGTCAAACATGCGTTGATTTACGCGATGGAATATTGCAAGAGGCGTGGCATCTCAACAACGAATTTCTGCGATTATGCGGCGTTGGCCTTACAGGAATCGCACAACGCGATGACCTCTCAGCCTACGACCTCCAAACCATGCAACGAGTTGCGACAGCAGCGGCTCATGGAATGGCAGACGAGCTTGGAACGCAACGACCTAAGAACATAACGTGTGTTAAGCCTAGCGGTACATTGTCTAAAATAATGGACACTACCGAGGGCATTCACAAGCCACTGGGTAAGTACGTTTTCAACAACGTCAACTTCGGCATTCACGATCCACTCGTACCACTACTGGCTGCCTCTAACTACCATGTTAGACCCAACCCTGCCGATCCTGAAGGTATGTTGGTGACGTTTCCTGTGTCGTGGGACAACGTAGAGTTTGATAAGTGGAATGGCATGGAAGTTAACTTGGAGTCTGCACTAACTCAGCTTAATCGGTATAAGAAATACCAGCTTAACTGGACGCAGCAGAACACAAGCGTGACCATCTCATACGATCCTGACGAAGTTGAGGGCATTATCGACTGGCTATTAGCTAACTGGGAATGTTATGTCGGTGTGAGCTTCTTGTACCGTGCCGATCCTACCAAGACAGCCGAAGATTTAGGCTACTTGTACCTACCTCAAGATGTCGTGACCAAAGAAGTCTTTGATGAATACGCTGCAACACTGTTGCCCGTTGACATTAACAAAGGCAACCACGATGCATTGATAGACGAAGAGTGTTCGACAGGGTTTTGTCCTGTTCGATAAACCTATAAAGGAGAAACCAATGAGTATTTTCGACAAGCAAGCGGCATTTCTGAGTGCAGGGGATGTGCAATTCCCCGCTGATGACATCAAAGGGGATGGCTTGAATTTAGCCATCTCACTAATCGTTGAAGAGTTTGACGAGTGGAAAGCTGAATACCCAGGCACACCCAATGACTTTAAAGAGTGCATTGATTTGATCTATGTGTGCGCCCAGTACATGAACCAAGCCGTTGGCCCCGATGTAGCGCAGCAGTTATTCGATGCTGTACACGCTGACAACATGAACAAGTGTGTTGATGGCAAGTTACGCAAAGGGCCATCGGGCAAGATACTAAAGCCTGACGGTTACGAGAAGTTATGGAAACCCAAGTTCGATAAAATACTAGGAGAATTATAATTAAGCAATATTTCTGGAATTTATTAATAGCCATAGACCAATTCTTTAATGCGGTGTTTGGCGGCGACCCTGATGAAACTATCAGCTCACGCATAGGCAAAGAAGTGCACTGGAGTCAGAAGAAAGGGTGGCGCTTGTGGCTGTCTAACTTCCTCAGTCTGTTTGAAGACGATCACACGAAAAAGTCTATTGAAGAAGACGAAGGGGTGCGCCGAAGATGAAGATAGAGTGTACACAAAACTTTGCCTTTGAAGAGTTCGGTTGTCGGTGCGGGGATTGTTGTTTTGATGGTTCGAGCATTGAGCCGGCGCTGATTATTGTCCTAGAAGATCTGCGCAGTGTCTTTGGTGCGCGCATCATTATTAACTCTGGCATACGCTGTGAGGAATACAACACGTTAATTGGTGGGGCAAGAAGCTCACGCCACTTACCCGTATTTGCAGACGCCGCTGACATACAAGTGGAGGGCGTGTCACCCAAAAAAGTGTTCGAGTACTTGGATAACACCGGCTACAGAAACCTGCTTGGTCTAGGCCCCCTCC